AAAGATCTCATGTTCAAGGAACGTCCAACATGGTTTGGTTTAGAAAAAGTAGAAGACGTCGAATCTATTTCCAAAGGTCAAAATCTTTTATACAGCCTTTCGGAATGTCATCGTATTAATTCTGAAGCAGGATTTCAGCCACACAAAAATAGCGAATATTCTTTGATGGTGGATTATGTGGACTCGCGCGGCGGAAGACTAAATCTTCGGCAGATTTGTCATTTGCCAATCAGCAGGGTTGTACTAATCGGCGCCCTAGGGATATCAAACAATCCACTAACCAAACAAATGATAAAAACTTGGAAAGAGAATATACTCCAAGAAAGAGAAGATCCGGAGCGATTTTTCACTTCTTTTAAAGTTGAGAACACAATGCGGCATCGAGTCGACTATAACCAGAATCTTAAAATAGTTGGGCCTGTTATTGGGGATACCCGAGAGGATGATTCTTTTGTTAGGGCTTACATTGAAACTAACTTAAACCAGCAAAGACTTTATTATGGTAGAAAACTAGTAAAAGAGACTAATTTCTGGGATGGGGATTTTACCGATACTTCTTGCACTAGCGACAAGATATGGTTCGGAAAAGGCTCGGCAAGAAATGGCGGAGGAAAAGCTGGCAAAGGCAAAAGGTATTTGGAAAAATTGAATTTTTTTGTTGGAGATTAAAAGTGTATTTTCCTGAAGATTTAAATAGTTTTGGTATTGTACTGAAGGGATCAAGTGTTAAAAGCATACCTGACTATGCTGACAAATTTGATCATTGTTTTATGGTTAACAATTTCGATAGAAATATTGATAACAAAAATTCTGAGTGGGAAACAGTATCGCCCCATTTAAAGGGTAAAAATATCGTGCATTTTGTCAACAGGCTAACAACTGCCCCTTTACTAAAAGAACATTATGAAGAGTTGAACATAAAACATATTCAACTGTCGAAAATGAAGATGGATGATGCGCTAAGAATAGTTGTGCCTTATTACGAAGATGAATGTGGTTTAGAATGTCACTTCTTACCAGAGCAGGCATTAAAATATAACGATTATTTCGACGATAAATTTTATATGAAGCCTGGTGATTCAAATTATAGAGCTAAGCACCCCAACACTGGGGTCCTGTCCGTGGTTTTTGCCGCTGAGTTGTTAAAACCAAAAGATTTGTGGGTTATTGGACTTGACTTTTATCAAAGTGATTACCTGTTTCGTAGGCCATGGCAAGCACCATTAGACAATCAACAACTCAAAATGAGAAACACAGATATGGTTGGCCACTTTGTCGACGTTGTTAAAAGAAATCCAGATGTTAATTTTCACTTGGTTACAAAAGCAACAAACGTGCCCGAAATGGACAATTTGGAAATTTTTAAGGTTTAAAAATGTTAGGAAAGAAAAAAGTCCTGTGTGTCACGCTAGCTCGTGGCGGTTCAAAAAGAGTACCAAAAAAGAACATAGCGCTTATTAATAAAAAGCCATTATTATGGTATACTTTTAAAGAAGCTGCGAAAAGCAAGTACATTGATAAATATGTGGTTTCAACCGAATGTCAGGAAACAATGAACGTCTGTGAAAAATATGGAGTGGAAATCTTTGAGCGCCCACAAGATCTAGCAAGAGATAACACAACCTCTGCCGCAGCTTTAATAAATGTCGCTGAGAAATACAAAGATTATGATATAGTTGTTGAACTCATGGCTACAAATCCGTTGAAAGAGGTCCAAGATATAGATTCTGTATTGGAAAAACTTGACAAAACTAAGGCAGATTCAGTCGTTTCAGTTGTGAGAATATGGGACCACCACCCATCTAGAGTAAAAAGTATTAAAGATGATAGAATGGTAGACTTCTTTCCAGAAATTCCAGAGTCTAGACGACAAGACCTCAGACCAGAAGCGTATGTGAGAAATGGAAGCGTTTATGCGACAACGATGAATTCTTTGATGGAAAATAAAGTTCGTCTCGGACCTGATACCCGGCCATATATTATGCCAGAAAACCGCACAGTTAATATAGACGAGCCAATTGATTTGGAATTAGCAAGACTTCTAATAGAGCAAAAAGAATCACAGAGATGAACACAATATGTATAACTAAGTTAGATGAACCTCTTCTTGCACGTCTGATCAGAACTTGTCCGGAGGTCACATATCTGCCAAATATAGAAAAGCAGCTTTTGCGCTTAAGGTTGCGTAAGTTAGAATATAAATGCCTTTTTACGAATCCCAACAATCAGAATTTTATGATCGATAAAGAACTGCTGGAGGGAACTCAAATAACAACAATATGTACAGCATCAACTGGCACCAATCACATAGATATGGAATATTGTAAGCGACAAGGTATAAAAGTGTTGTCCATAACTAAAGACTTAAAATTGCTAGAGAAAATTAGCTCAACAGCTGAACATGCCTTTACATTAATGTTGTCGCTGATAAGAAATGTACCAAGATCTTTTGATTCTGTTAAAGAGCACAAGTGGGATTGGCAGCCTTTTGTTGGCAGACAAATAGATTCTTTAAATATTGGAGTCGTCGGCTTTGGAAGGCTTGGTAAAATGATGTCTAAGTATTGCCATGCCTTTGGCGCAAGAGTTTATGTTTATGATCCTTATGTCGAGATAGACAGCGGCTATTTCAAATGTGAATCATTAGAACAACTTTTACAACTCTGTGATGTCGTTTCACTACATGTGCACGTTAACGAAGAAACAAAATATATGATTAATAAACAAGTCTTAAATAAAGCCAACCCCTTTTTTCTTGTTAACACATCTAGAGGGGAAATTGTAAAAGAAGAAGATGTCGTAGAATCTTTAGAGTCAGGGAAAGTGATCGGATATGCCACAGATGTTATAGAGTCTGAGTTTGATTCTATAGCAGAGAGCCCGTTGATACAAAAAATGGATGATTTAAATGTTATAATAACACCTCATATTGGAGGAATGACCGCAGAGGCTAGAAATTTAGCCTACAGCGCAGCAATTGATAAATTAGCAGGAGAAATTAATGATTAAAATAATTGCAGAAATTGGCTGGAATCACATGGGTGATATGAATATTGCTCAAAAAATGATTGAAGCAGCCGCACAAAATGGAGCAGATTATGCAAAATTCCAAACATGGTCTGTTGATAGACTAAAAGCAGGCGAGTGGGACCAAGACGGCCGCCGCCAAATTTATGAAAAAGCAGAATTAAACCGAGAAGATCACATAACTTTGATGGAAATGTGTTCAGCTAACCAAATCGAGTTTTTATCCTCTGTTTTTAGTATTAAGGATGCTGAACTTTTGAGGTCTTTGGGAGTTAGAGAAGTAAAAATCCCAAGTTTTGAATGCCGAAACAGTGAGTTGATCTCATATTGCGATGAGAATTTTGACAAAATATATATGTCAACGGGAACATCAACCTGGCCAGAAATAGAAAAATCTTCTATATTGGTTAACAACTCCTCTTTGACTTTGCTGCATTGTGTTTCATCGTACCCTGGAAACCCAGAACAGGCAAATATAACAAAAATAAAACATTTAAAGGAGCTTTGCAGTAGTGTCGGCTATAGTGACCATATCGTGGGAGTGGAATCTGCCAAAGTTGCTCTAGCGTACGGGGTCGACGTCATTGAAAAGCACTTCACAATCGACCATAATCTGCCCGGTAGAGATAATAAATTCGCAATACTCCCAGAAGAGTTAAAAAATCTTAAAGATTATGTTAAACTATATATGCAAATGCATAAATGGCATGGCTTAGATTATCTAGAATCTGAAAAAGCATCTAGAGAATCTTATACTGGAAGGTTTAATGGATAAGGTTTCAATTATTATCAGGAACAGAAACGAGGAAAGATGGATTGGTCACGCAATTCAGTCTTGCTTGGATACGTTTGAGGATCCTGAAATTATTATTGTTGATAATAAATCCTCAGATGCTTCGCTACAAATTGTTAGCGAGTTCTGCTTTTCTGACATTAAGCTTTATGAAATAGACAGTTATACCCCTGGCAAGGCGTTGAATTTGGGGGTTTCTAAAGCCAAAAATGATACTGTATTAATATTGTCTGCACATGCCGAGATAGAAAAAATGATATCACTTGAAGAAATAAACAAATATCTTAATGATAATGTTGCAGTTTTTGGCAAGCAAGTGCCAATATATCGTGGGAGAAAAATTTCCAAAAGGTATGTATGGACACATTTTGGTGATGAATTTCAGTCAAACATGTGGTCTGATAACGAAAATAGGCATTTTTTACACAATGCTTTTTGTTTTTATAGAAAAGATACTTTATTAGAAAACCCATTTGATGAAAAATATCCTGCAAAAGAGGAGAGATATTGGGCCGCAGACATGGTAAAAAAGGGGAAGACATACATGTACGTACCAACAATAGAATGCAAACACCATTGGACTCCTAATGGTGCAACCTGGAAGGGGATAGGATAATGGCTAGGTGTTTAGTAACAGGACATAAAGGCTACATTGGAAGCCACCTTTATAGGGAACTAGAAAATCAAGGACACGAGGTCATGGGTGTTGATATAAAAGCGACGCCACGCGAAAATATAATTTATCGCTCCTCCGGGCTAAGAGATACCCTGGCCGTAACGCCAAAATTTGTAGACTTTGCGCCCGAGTATATTTTTCACTTGGCATGCAAGCCACGCGTGGCGTATAGTGTGGAATACCCGGTGCAGACAATGGAGAACAATGTTTTAGCTGGCAGTGTTATATTGGATTTTGCTCGAAGAGTTGGAACTAGGCGTGTAATTTACTCTAGTTCCTCTTCGGTGGTCGGCAACGGGTCAGGCCCCGCGAGTCCATATGGCCTCCAAAAATTGGTTACAGAAATGGAGTGCAAATTATATGCAGATCTCTACGGTGTTGACACTGTTAGTTTGAGATATTTTAATGTATATTCTGAAGATCAAGAGGTCGACGGCCCTTATGCTACAGCCGTGGCAAATTGGATGCACTCTATCAGGCAAGGCAAAACCCCTTTTATTACCGGCACAGGAGAACAAAGAAGAGATATGTTGTATGTGCACGACGCTGTTGCAGCAAACATATTTTGTATGAATCACGATGATGATTTTAATGGAAATCATTATGATGTCGGCACCGGAGAGAACATCTCACTAAATGAGATGAGAGATATAGTAAACAAGCACAACTCAGCTGTGGAATTCGAGTACCACCCAGAGCGCCCAGGAGATGTGCTGTACACAAAAGCGGATACACAACCCCTGGCCGACTTGGGTTGGAAAGTGGAAGTTAAAATAAATGAAGGACTTAATAGGTGCTTTGAAGGAGTAAAAAATGACCAGATATAACGTGGGTGTGATAGGTGCAGGGTTCGTTGGCCAGGCCGTTGCATGCGGGTTTAGCCCCGTAGCTAAAATTAGAATTTATGATGTCGATCCTGACAAATGCACAGATACGCTTAAGGAAACCGTAAACAGATCTGATATACTTTTTGTTTCTGTCCCGACCCCTATGAATCCAGACGGGTCCATAAATTTAGACATTGTGCACAATGTATGTAAAAACATAGATGAGGCCAGCGAGCGCAAAGACAACGTGGTTGTTATTAAATCGACAGTTGTCCCAGGCACAACCAATCTTTTGAAGGAACAATACCCATCTTTAAACTTTGTATACAATCCAGAGTTCTTGACAGAAAAGAATCCTAGATTTGACTTTATTAACCAATCAAGGATTGTTTTAGGTGGTGATTATAGGTTGGTGCAGAGGTTGACTGGTCTCTATGTTAAAAGATTTAATCACTGCAACTTTATAAAAACAGACTGCACAACAGCAGAATTTATTAAATATTTAGGAAATACGTTTCTAGCATTAAAAGTTTCGTTTGCAAATGAAATGAGGCTTTTAGCAGAAGCAACAGGCGTTAATTGGCAAGAGGCACTAAGCGGCTTTGTAGCAGATGGTAGAGTGGCAGATTCGCATCTACAAGTGCCAGGTCCAGACGGGAAATTAGGTTTCGGGGGCAGCTGCTTCCCGAAAGATTTAAATGCTTTGATAGCTTTGGCTGACAAAGCTGGGGTTAATGTTAATACGCTTAAAGCCGCCTGGCAAACAAATTTAGAAGTTCGCCCTGAAAAGGATTGGGAAAAACTTGAAGGTCGAGCAGTAACAACAAAAAAGGAGTTTTAATATGAGTGATACTAATCTAAATGAACTACACCTTTCGGATCAAGCTTTAGGAGCCGTGATGATGGCACTACAAAAGAGTCTACTGGAGCAGAGCGACATTGTACCTGTTTTAAAAAGTTTTAAACTTGTAGACGATGGTGCTGGCAATTTAGTTGTGACAAACCCCCCATTAGTGAAGGTTTCTCATGATGATGTGGACACTTTGTCAACCGCTGCTGAAGAGCCTATTATGCCCCGTGAAGAAGATTTTTAATGCCTAGGTATTCTTACGTCTGCGAAAAGTGTAAACAAACGTTTTCTATTACCCACTCTATGAGTGAAAAAATAGAAACCTACGAGCACGACGAATGCCCAGATGGTGGAAAACTAAGGAAGGTGCCATCAGTTTTTTGCAAGCAAATTGTAAAAGAAAAAAAAACTGGACAAATCGTTAAAAAATATATCGAAGACGCAAAACGGGAAGTTAAAGAAGAAAAACAGGCTTTAAAGAAAAAGGAATACAAAGAGGACAACCCTCGATGACTTTAATTATATTTTTTATACTATCATTGTTTATAAACATTCTGCTGGTTTGGTATCTTAGAAAGGTATTGTACAAATTGTTGTTTGTTTCAGATAATATTGATGATTTACTAGCTCGCATGGAAGAATTTTCAAATCACGTTGAAAGAATTTATGGTATGGAAACTTATTATGGAGACGAGGTTTTGCAAGGTCTAGTCGAGCATTCAAAGGAAATAGTTGAAGCTATACAAGAATATGAAGGAGTTTATACCGTTACTAGGTATCTAGAGCAAAAGGAATACTATGGCGAGGAAGAGGAAGAAGAATAACAGATATTATTTTACTAAAGATCATGAGGAAGCTGTCGTAAAATACGCAAAAAGCAACAGCAGAGAGGAAAAATCAGAACTTTACGTTGTAATGATACAACCAGCTTTCAGTGAGATGGTGGATAAAATTGTATATACTTATAAATTTTCCACTCTACCAAACATTGATATTTTAAGAGATGAGTGCAAAATATGGCTTACAACTATCTTAGATAAGTACGATCCCGACAAGGGGTCAAAAGCTTTTTCTTATTTCAGTGTCATCACAAAAAACTGGTTTATCCACAAAGTTAAAAAAGATTCTCAAAAGAAACGGAGAGAGATTCAGTTCCAAGATTTATCAAAAACTCTAGAACAAAATTATCTGTCGGTTGATAACAACTATGATCACATGAGAGAACTTCAGGAGTTTTGGGAGAAGCTGTGGGATGAAATACAGTCATGGGATACAGGTGACTTGAAACCAAACGAAAAGAAAGTCTTAGAGGCGATTAAGATTTTATTGGAGAATTCTGATAAAATAGAGATTTTTAATAAAAAAGCCGTATATTTATATCTCCGAGAGTTAACCGGCTTAAACACGAAACAGGTTGTTAACAGTCTAAATAAAATGAGAACCCGCTATAGACAGTTTAAAGACGATTGGAATGAAGGAAAAATATAATAATTTTCTATTTATTGTATAAATGAAGGTTATAACTATGAAGAAGAAAGAACTTGACAAATATTTAAACGAGGCGATCAACAATATACATGAAGATCGCCAGGTTACAAAAGATCTGTTGAAAGATGTAATGAGGTTTCTAGCAGTTGAAGAAACAGCACACTCGAAAGTAGGTCCAGTTGCTGCAAAATATGTTGAGACATTACAACGCTCCAATGAGCAGTTAGTTAAAATCGTTGCCTTACTACAGAAGAGAGAGACCGGCTCTGAAAAGTTATCTACAGAAGATAAACAAGAGTTGTTCGATATAATTCAGGGCGACGGAACAGATGGCTAGTAAAAGCCGACAAAAGCGGCTAGCTGAACAAGTTGCAGATTTAACCCATGGTCAGTTAAACTCAGCTGAAACAAGTGAGCTTGGCCAAAAAATAAGTAATGATAGTACGTTCTTTGGAGCGGTCATGAACACTATCACTTCTGCTAACCGTGCCGACGTTGTTAAAGGGCTGGGGCACCCAATAAAAGCTGTTGTTCTTTATGCGTGGAAGGCGAGAGTTGAATTACATGGTGGTGAAACCGCAGAGAGACTTCACGTAAAAGCGAGAATACCAGAAATCGATATTGTGCCACTCCCTACTGCTTTGCCAATTGATAATAACCCGAACGACGAGTTTGCAGACTGGAGCACCATAAACCTCCACACAACTTTCATAGCTCAGGATGGCAATTTAAACATACCAAAACCAGGAGATATTGTTGGCGTTGATTTTGGGAACAGGGACCACCTGTACAATCCAATTTATTATAAAATAATTACTCGAAACGCCGGCCCCCCGGCTGATCCCTCTGCGAGAAATGCTTTTGCGTCTGGGAACAAGCAATGTACCGATGATTCCGTATCCAAATCCTTTCCTTCTGATCCGCAAACCACCCCACCAACACCTCAATCCGCCCCACCAACACCTCAACCCACCCCGACTCCGCCTGAGTCTACTTACTCACCACCTGATAACCCTCCTGAAGTTGGGTTTTATATAGGTCCAAGTAACTATTTGTCGCCCCATGTAAAAAATAAAACTTATCCTAAGGATTGCTCTGGTAAACCAAAATACACTCTCGGTCCAGGCGTCTTTCAAAAAAATAAAGGTTATAGTTGGCTAACTCGATTGGTTGAGTCTGGGGTTAATTTTTTAAGTTATCGAATTAATGGGGCCGCCGCGACAAGGGGCAGCCTTGGTAAAACTGCGGCTCAAAGAGGGAACCCAAGCGCTCTTTATACAAGATATACAAAAGAAATGACAGGCGGCAGAACGGTAACGCAGGAAATGTTATATGTGCAAAAGCTAGGACAAGAGATCAATCCAGACTTTAAAGTTCACGCCTGGGGATCCTCCGGTGTTTATGGATATGGCTCAGGGCCTCCCCTCGGATCCGGACGATTAGCTAATTATGACACACCGGCGACATTGCAGGAAGCGCTAACTAACGCTGAAACGGAAGCAAAAACTATTGCTGATGTATTTAAGCAATTTCAAGGTGAGATAATTGATTATCATTGGAATCCCGAAGTTGAAGCACTTAAGGGTGGTACCACAGGTTGGAGATCTAAGAACCGCAATAGCAAGAAAAATATAGAGTGGAATGACACAGTGTTTAAACACTTTGTAGCGACCTTAAGGGCTAGTGTGCCAAATCTAAAATTATGGTATAATGGGTGGTTTAGCGGTATCTCCCGCGAGGTCCTCGATCTTTTTGATTATCAAGAGCCTCAGTGCTGGGGCGCCCCAACTCAGGTTTTTAAATATAAGTATGATATTGTGCCTAATCGAGGCGGCCCATGGTTTATCGCAGGCAAGCCGATTAGTTGGTGTATACCGACAGGTGGTATGATGGGTGGATGTGGTTGGACTTCTAACGCTTCACGCATACAAGAATTGGACGATTTGATCGTGCAATACAAGCCAGAGGTTCTTCATTTTTTTGTATTGGATAGTTTTATGTGGCAGGGTTATAATGAAGTACCAAGTACTTTAGAAAGAATTAAAGCAATAAGAGATAGATACAAATCAGGTACTGCAATGGCAACTGGGAACAATCCCCTAGAATAATTTATAAAATCAGAGTACTTATATATAATGAAGGGAACAAACTCAAATGAGTGAAAAAAAGCCAGCGGTAGATAACTCGGGACTTGACGTCGGCGCTAGAGAGCGCCTCGACTCTAAAATAGATAATTTCGGTACGTTTAATTCTAGATTGGTTGAAGCGATACCAAATTTTAAACAATCAGATTCGGAGTTTGTATATAGTAATCCCAATAATTCTTGGTTGGTCCTCGGCCGCGACCGTCCGGGCCCTCTCCAAAGCGGTTACGGCGGCCGTGGGGATACACAAGCCGCAGCGATTGATATTTGCTGTGGTCGCATGTCTTACAATCCCTCTTCTAAAGCATGGGTCGACCCTGATTTTAAAGTCGACGCAGCCAGGATTTATATTAGTCAAAAAACAGACGTCGATGCAAACTTTGGTATAAGTGAAGGTATGGTTGGGTCATTCTTACCGTTTGAACGGCCCGGATCCGCAGTTGCGATGAAAGCAGACGCAGTAAGGGTCATGGCCCGCGACGGAGGAATAAAATTAGTAACAGGTATGGATAGAATAAACTCTCAAGGCGGACAAACATCTGGTGGCAATTATATTGGTATTGATTTAATAGCTGGAAATGATGATTCAGATATGCAACCGCTTGTTAGGGGTGATAATATGTCAAAATGCATAAAAGAATTAAATAGCGACCTCCAGGAATTAGCAGGCATCGTACAAAATCTAGCACTCGAAGTTCAATCTTTGGCGAATGCTGTAACTGGCCACTATCACATATCACCAACATACGGCGGCCCAACTAGTAATGATTTTATATTAGATGCCTGGGCCTCATTTACTTCTGCAAAAATACAGTCTTTAGTTGCTACAAATTTGCACACATTCACTCTAAATCGTGGCACATTTAGACACAAATATCTTAATAAAGCTACAGGTAAATTTTATATTAATAGTGAACACAATCACACTAATTAAGGAAAACGATGGCAACAAATTGGACAACAAAAAAACCTTTTAAACCATTTGAGGAAACGAAAAACGGCACTGTATATAAATGTATAGTTGTATTAAGAGAATATAACCCCGCATCTGATTTAGAGCCAGGCCCCGCGTCCCCGAACGTCTTCAATAACCGAGATTATATGGTTACAAATCAGGATAGTGTTTTTAAAGAAGGTCTAACTAAAATTCTGGATGTATATGGTAAAGAATATTCACTTGAAGAATTTGATAAATTTTGGCAATCAGAAAATATTGACGGGTCTCCAACCAGCACCGGTGTTCTTTATACCGGCCCCGACGAAACTCCGGCCGGCCGCGTTGGCAAAGAAGAAATAGCCAGGTATGGCACGGGAATCCAGGCTGAAACTCGCGCACTGCTAGGTTCATTTGGTATCGCCCACGCAAAGTTTAAAGCTGGCACCAGCGGTTATGACATCCAGGGCCCCTTTTACCCACCTCGCCCAGGTATCAATTATGTTTTGTATAAGGTTATGGTTAATAATGATATTTTTAACACATACCAAACAAAAGCATATGCAAGTAGAACTACTAAAATTTTAAGCAGGGGAAATAATTTCTATAAAGAAATTGAATTTGCTAATTTTGAAGAATTATCAACACACATAGCCGAAGTTTCTGCAGTTTTAAAAGAATACGAAACAGAACATCAAAAGCTTCAAACCAGAAACAAGGACCCCAAAATGTTTTTTGGCCCTATTGAATTAAACGTACCTAGGTTTCCATACTCAGCTACTGGAGTCCGACCACAACTTTATGGGAAATTGGACTTAATTGAAGAAGGCGAAAAATTAGATGAATTAAACTTTAGACTAAAAGACTTCTTCAGAAATAATAATTTTGATTTAACAAGTGATAAAATAGCGGTTGGGTTTTATGCTACACCAAAAAACTTAGACCCATCCACCTCCTCGGACCAAACTGAAACTGCGGACGCGGAGGTAGCGCCGTCCACTGAGACTGCCCAAGAGAGCACCGGAGACACCGAGACTTCAGAGACAGAAATAACTTTACCAGAAATAACAACTAGTCAAACTGATCCCACTTCATATACAAACAAATACCGTGTCTCATCTGGGGATAGTTTATGGAAGATTACAGCTTTTTATCTGGGCGCCGGCCCTCGTTGGAAACAATTAAGAGAATTAAATAGCTCAAATTCAAAATTCAGAAAGAGAGGGTGGAAATCAGATAAACAAATAAAAGGTCTGGAAGAACAACTAGCAAACACGGAAGAAGTAATACTTCAGTCAGAAACATATGATCTTGAAGGAGAGCCACCAACTCAATCATTAACGTACATCACAAACCCAAAATACGAAGCGATATACGAGAAACTCAGAAAAGCAAAGTCCCCATTAATTCACCCTGGAGACATTCTTGAGATTCCAAGTGTTTGGTTAGACGAAATTGCTTCGAAAAATTCGTGGCCTTCTAGACAAAAGGACGAACTTACCTATATTACTTTCGACCCGGCCCTGATAAATCCACCGCCGCCAACCGGCCCAACTCCAATTTCAGATGATGGCCCATCGCACGTAATGCAAGCGCCCACCGAAGACCCCGGAGCCCCAGGAACACTGATTGATCCATGGGAGATGTATGATTTGGACAGTCTTGCAGCCACTGGTATCGGGGTCAGTAATATTGCTTACATTAAGAGATATACCAAGAAGTATGAAAAAGCTGTGGAGGCTTATAAAAGCTCAAAAACGAATTATGATATTTCTCCTCCAAATGTTGATAAAACAACCCTGGAAACAAGACTTGCAGCATCCAAAGCCGTATTAGAAGAAAATATAATAAACGAGAGGATCTATGTTTGGGCAGATTTTCTCGGACTGGTATACTCAGATGAGTATCATGAAAAATACAGAACAACTCGCTTTTTATCTAACTTAGAAGTTCTTATAGCAGAACCAGGCGTCAAAGGGGCCCTGACTAGGTTTTGCAGTCCTAGTAAAAAGCCACCCAAAAAAGCAAAGAAAATAACCGCGTTTGTTAAAAAATATATTTATGATCCCCCAAGTTTAAGGGATGTTGAGCTAAGTAGCGATGACGAAGCATTGTACGCTGCATATCTAGCGAAAAGAACCCCGCCCTTTCATACCCCCCAGACTGAAGAACAAAAAAACGCTTGGAATACGATTATAAAAAGCCCTGCAATGAAATTCGCTGTCTCCAATCGCACACAAAAATTCTCCAATAAAGTTGGGGATGCAGTCTTTGCCGCCTTACCAAGATCCGTCAATAGAATCGATGATTTAGACGATCTGCATCGATACGTTTTATCCAGGCTAAGTATACCACAAATGGCTGAGGAACTCATGAGGTGTCTAGGTTTAACAATGTCTCTAGACGATGTAATTGAGGCTTTGTGTGATGGGTTTTTAAAGAAGATCGGCGCCGACCCAGATAAAATAGACGAGTTTTTTGTTAAGTTGAAGTCCGGAGAATTTAACCCAACAGCCGGCGGAGTCGAATTTCTCGATACTGCTGAAATGGCACAGGATTTACAAAGATATCTTTCTGAGGCAGTCGCCGCCGGCGTCGACGATCCTTTTTATAGCAGTGTTATAAAACAAAATATCAACAACGCGCAAGGCAAAAGACTCATTTGTGAACTAGTGCTAGGAGCAATGTTTGCACTGGCGGATATGCTGGCTAACCTAGAGACAAACCCTAACCCCTATGACCAGGCTGACGATTCAATCCCGCCCGTGCCAAAGTGCTCTACACGATTTTCCTTCCCTAGAATACCAGCGTTTGGTAGCTTGTTGGATCCGATATTAAAACAGATAGAACAGAAAATATATGATTACCTGAACAAGGTTATCACCAATGTTGCAAAAGAAATAATAGAGGCAATAATCGAAGCCTGCGCAGAACCAGAGCCAGAATTTGGGCCTCCTCTTCCGCCTGTTACCGATGAGCAAGGCCTTAAACAAGCTTTTGCTCCCCTCACGGGCGCGGACCCAAGAGACTTCTTATCTCACTTGCTTTCTATTTTAACAGCTAATGAGCTTTGTCAATTAGTCAACGGATCCGCAGGGAAGCCATTGTTGTTACAGGTCAGAAAGTTTATGAAGCTTAATTATCCTGAATACTTCAATCAGTTTTCCACAAATTATAAAATATTTTCATTTTTTAAAAATTTGCAAGGCATTTTAGATCTCAGCGCATGCGCCCTGCCCGCACCTGAACCTAAATTCAGTTTGGATAATTTATGTAAAGACGGCATGACTCCCAGAGAAGAAGCTTTGAGAAGAACCCTGCTAGCTAAAGGCTTGACGGAAGAAGAGGTACAAGAACAGCTAGCTATAGACAAAGAAATCAAAAAAGACATTGTTAGTGATCTTGTTAAAGCAATGTACCCAGAAGACCAGGCAAACAACGCCGATCAAGCTTTGGATATTAATAGTGTTATAGCACAATCCAAAGCAATGGAAAAAGGAAACGATCTTACTATTGGTGCCACTTTTAAGTCGCTGCAGAACTCAATGTATAGCGAGGTTGGCGCATTCATACCCACTATTTTTAGTGAGATTAATAAGCTGGAAAAAGAAGGGAACTACACGTTTACTAATCTTCCTATTTTTGATAGTTTAATGCAATTTGCATATGCAGACTGGGCCAATAAGGTTACCGGGTTTTCTTCATCAGATCCAAACGTGTTTACACTTGAGGTGCCACAAATAAAGTATCAACCTGGCCAGACAGTAGAGGAGCAAATAGCAGCCTTAGGCCCTGCCGTCACTCCAACCACCACAGCCGGCCTAAAAGATATTCCCGGGACTTATAGTGTTGTATTGGAAGACACAAAAAGAATTGTATATGACATGGCGTCATACAACAATCCGCTAAATGATAGCCCCAAATATGACGATATGTTTTTCTTCAGTGTAAAGGGTAAGTATGGAAACAATTTATTTAGCTCTGAGAGAAGCGCCGACGGTTTAGAAATAAAAGACGAAATTGTAAAACAAAAATTGTCAAAATACCCAGTTGATGATGACAGCCTACCAAGGCAAATTGATGTTTTTAACCAATTTCTAGCCAACAAAGTCAGGCAAGTTTATCAAAGCGTTAAGTCAGGCCTCTCGGCCGAAGGGCAAGAATCGATTGACAACTCCTTAGACAACCTAGGTGATTGGTACGGAATCAATAACATAAAAAGAGACCTAGTGCCAAATTATTCCACAAAATGGTCGTTGGGAGAATATATTTACGACACAGCCTTTATTTCTATTATTGACAGAATCACAAGAATTATTACAACTTCCGAATATCTCAGCTTAGAAAACAACTCCCCTTTACAGAATCTTGATTTATTGGCGCATAGACTTGGTGATCTAGAGGATGTTAAAAAAGAAACCAAACAAAGAGTTAATTCTCTCATGGGTTCTCATGATTTTTCAACGGGAGAACCACCAACCTTCTTGGGAAATTCTCTTTTTGAAGGCGCAATAAAAACTATAATAAAGGCTGAATTAATTCAAAATCTGTTAAGAACTACTTTCGTGTTCTCGAAATTTAAAATATCAGACGCATTCTCAGACGCTATCTTACAAGAGTATATGATTTCATCGATTAAGACAATGAAGGAGGGTGAGGTTTATGACCTGTATCGAAAATATATTCTAGAACAAGAGAGAGAGCTTAGGAACAAGTTAACTAGTCAAGGCCCCCGCTCGAAACCACCAGGCCCAGTTTTGTCAGATCAGCAAATAGAAAGCGAAGTAAAAAAGCAAATATATGCCGATAAAGCTACGAATGCTGATGAGTATATCATGTCTTTTGTACAAACAACGTCTGAGGCTTTAAAGGATAAGATTATTCGTGTTTTTGGGAACATGCAGAAAGCCGTTGATGAGCGAGTTGATTTAGCAGAGAAAGGTTTAACTCAAAATGTTAATAAATTGGCACTACAGGGCGAAACTTCTAAAATTATGGGACATGTGCACACTTATGAAATAGACGAGAATGGTAATGGAATCGCTTCTGCAGCCTACCATCCCGATTTTCCCGAGATTTTTCATGAACATACAATTCAAAATTTCATTGTACAGGATGCTGAAAATGAATACGCCCCAGGCCACAATCATCAACTTCAGCTGAAAGATTATCCAAGCCCAGTTATCAATACTATTACAGCCTTAGATTCGGACCTTAACAGCCAAAACTGGGCGAATTCAACCACATCAAATGATATAATCGGTGGCAGTTCTTCCACATGTATGCAAGAGTGTTTTTGGGACGAACGAAAACATTTAGCTGAAGTCCCCGCTGGAACCATTTTGCCCCCCGGTACAAATTGGGATGCATCTGAGGCCATTTTTGCTACCTTAGAAGAACCAGTAATTAAGGAAATTGGCTGGGCCACCACCGGTGAGTATGAGTATAAGAAAATTGGGTTCGGCATACCGCCGGTGACCATGGTACCCGTGGATGCAGACGGCGCCCGCGAAGAGTTACACGATGTTGTAAAAGCCGGCCGTAAATATTTTGAGGATCATTTCGAGGGCTTTTATAATCCTGTTGCCCACACAGTGAAAGATTATGATTCTGGCATCTGGAGCGACCTTCTTTTTGGCAGCATAGGCGACCAGCCAGAGACGAGTTGGAACCAACAAAATCCTTTTTCTCCATATTACGGAGTCGAATACTACTGGGAAGCATCTTCAGGCCCGTTTGTGTCAGGCATCGACAAGACCGGCGCCTCTGGTTATAAATTAATTGCCAAAAAAACGCACAGTTATCAAACTAGGCCACCCCGCACCACATCAGAATGGTCTTCATACTCTAGTGGGCAATTTATCCAAGATGGAGTTCACAGCACACTAATAGGTGGCGGTACTGCAGAGGGCGGCAATTTCTTTTTTGGACAAAATGTTGCTCCTACTGAAAAACTTATATTATATGATGAGGGTCGAGAATTCCCGTTAATACGCTTAAGTGTACCTACGCGAGGATCAAGCGATATAAATATTCATCATGTTACCAAGATCAACCTTCAGGTGAGTGGTGAAAATCTGCACCCAAACGCAAGAGCTATGTTGGTTGGGCAAAATTTTGGATTTTCTTATGACGTCACTGTGAATTCCGCCCCAGATGCAGACCAAGACACTGGTCAAGGTGAGATTTCATACGCTAACACTTTGGATCTCACAATCCCGGTCGTATGCTTTGCTGGTAAACATTCGCATGATGAATATGGCGTTGAAAACAATGATGAATGGGGCGATAACGGCGAACATAATGCCACAAATTCGGAAAGGCTAAAGGGCGGCCATGGCCATATTGATGAGATTAGTGGAAAAACAGTTGTTGACGACGTTTATGTTCTTCAAATCTTAAACCCAGATTCAGGTAAACTCGCAGCTGCACCTGTTTATTTTCATACTTTTAGAGCATATGGAAGAAATTGGAAGACAAATTATAACTCTGCTGAGAATAAAAGTTGGCGCGATCACTACACCAAACCCGGCCCAGAAGGTACAGAATTTTTTGTTGATTATCTGATGCCTTCCTGGAACCAAAAGGGGATGGAATGGCCACAAGGCAAGCCAGAAACTAAAATGCCGTTTAGAATAGGTCCAAAACCAGATGAAGGTTTAAATCAGTTTTTTGCTTTGACAACTTATGGTGACGACGATCAAGCTTGGGATATTTTTGATGTTGCCGATGTGACCGGTATAAAACAGGATAATGTGCAGACTAGTGAGCAAGGATATGTTGAAAGAAAATCAGTTGTCTGCGCCCCTCGGCTGACAAGAAAAGAGTCTGTTGAAAAACTTCGTAATGGCGGTTTTATTTTAGAAAAATATATTAAAATTAAGTTTAAAGCCTACCCTGAAATCGCTCTCAAAGATAAAGACCTGGCCAACAGAATATATGCCGGCACCGCTGCAGAAGGATTTATTAATGATGAAGCTTCCCAACTAGGACAACCAGCACAAGAAAGCATATATGACAAATTAACCGTTGATTTAGACCCAGAAAAAATGGACAAAATAGCTGCCTTGATTTCACAAAACATAACTGGTTTTGTAGGGCAAGGTGAGATAGAAGCAAATGAAAAAATTGAAGCAGATATTTTTCGGTTTGCTAAATTCGATCAAGTTCCAGGTATGGTGGCCGCCGCAACAAATCCGCAAATCTTGTCATACAACGCTTTCTCAAGACTACAACAAGCCTTGTTGGGCCTCCCGGATGAGTATGACCCGGCCACGGGCGCCCCTGAGGGCTTAAGTGAATTTTCTACCGAGGTTTCCCCTTATTTAGATCAATTTCACTTTACTGAAATTGTAGAAGATTTTAGTTATGGATTGAGGGTTTGTTATGTTGCTCCTTTTGTACCCTTTGAAAACGCGTCAACAATAATGTTAAACATGTTCTCACCAAACCCGGTTGGCAACGAATATCAGGGACTCACGCCTATCAACTTCGATTCACCATCGGGAAGATTTGTAGAACACCTAACAAAAGCAAAAGCACAAAATAAATTGTTTCACTTAGTTGAATACGATGGTTACATACCAGGCATGTATAAGCTTCCACCCGGGTCAATAATAGAGGGCACCGCCGACATAGATTTTGCAGAAACCAGCTACAGCGAAGGGGTAGTTGATTCAGATATTAATAATATTAAAATAAAAGGCCCCGCCTCTCAAGTTGCAGAATCACTTTTGGGCAAATTTGAAGAAGAGGAGGTTATTCACACAAAAGTTATGAAGAACGTTTTTATCTTCCCTATTGCAAAAACAGAAATTTCATATACAGATAATCGATTTCCATCCTCAACAGTAAAGACATTTCAAGATCTTCTTTCTGCTTACCCGACAGAGAATCCAACAGAATTAATCCCCCTTGGAAAAGAAATTTACGATAATCTTTATGTAAAACTAAAAACAAGTTCAGATTTTAAATTAGCATTTGATTATTTACTGCCGGCAAAGCGAGCCCTCGCGATGACAACAATCTACAACATGCTAGCCTTTGATTCCGTATTCCCAGATCCTTGCAAATTTCAAAATTTATTTGCTCTTACCAAGAATACCGCATTTGCTTTAGCGGAGATGACAATTAAAGACCCTACAACAACATCCGATATGAAGCCACCCTACAATAGTGACACTGACATAGTGAACCTGTTACGTCAGGCCAACGGGTTTACGAACTCCTGCCCAATGCCAGCATTCAATCCAGACATTCTTAATTCAATACTTGGGTCCGAAAGCGCGAATATAATAGGCAACCTCTTCGTAGGGCAGCAAGACATTGTGAACACGCTCCAACAACCTCCGGTGGATGGACTCGAATTGCCGACTTTGATTTCGCCTTCACCCTCGCCTTCACCCTCGCCTTCACCCTCGCCAGAAGAACAGTAAACTAAAAAGCTAAAATTAATTTATTAGGATATGAAAATAAAATATGGAAATATTGAAACCGATATAAATTGGAGATGGCCAACTATAGAAACGTTTAACAGTTGGAAAGAAGATTTTTTTAAGTTGGAGGAGGTTAGATACTTTGAAATTTACGTCGTCGGGCGTTTTGTTAATACGCTACTTCTCGGAGAAAAAAACGGCACACAAGATGTTGACATAATTTTGATTGGTGATAAAGATATAAAAAAAATTGAGAGATTAATTTATGAAGGAACAAGGTTAGGTTTGGAAAAATATCAAACTTTTTTTGATGTCTTATGGTTTGATAGGCTGCCTATTTATACAGAAATGAAACAAGGCGAGACCATGGAGGTGGATATGTGTATCTTGTCAGACAAGTGGATCGTCGATGGCAAAGTACAAAAGCAGTATAATAACACGGTACAACTAAGTGAAAATTTATGGAATATGAAAACGCACTACCCCACATATAAACAAAAAAGAAGAATTGATGAAGGTTATTCTTACTTAGAACCTTTAAGATTACTATAATAAACTAAAATCGGTCATATTTATTACAAACAAGGAAAAACAAAATGTCAGGAATATCAGTTAAACTACCGCTTAACCCGAGTGATGACGATGGGCACTACGGATTAAATAAAACATTTATGGACGTTGTAAAGCAGAATTTCAAAAATCTGATTCTCACAATTCCCGGCGAAAGGGTGATGGACCCGTCTTTCGGATGCGGGCTAGCCCAACTTTTATTCGAACAAGACACTCAGGACGTAAGAGATCAGATAAGTTCTCGGATATTCAACCAGGTTAAAATCTATATGCCTCACATCATTATAGAAGAAATTTCTTTTTCTGATATAGAAAAAAATATAGAGATTGGTTCAAATACGCTGCTGGTGGTTGTCAAGTATAGGGTAACTCCTTTTAATGAATCGGATATATTAGATATAAAAATAGGTTAAAACTATTTAGAAAGAGGACAAAACAATGCCAAAGAAAACTCCGCCAATAAAATACACTAGTCGAGATTTTGATTCAATCAAGAAAGACTTAATCGAGCACGCCAAAAGATATTATTCCGACACATACAAAGATTTCAGTGAGGCATCTTTTGGTTCTATGATGGTCGACATGACGGCATATGTTGGAGACATTTTGTCTTTCTACTTGGATTATAGTGTAAATGAGAGTTTTATAGATACAGCCACAGAATATGATAATGTGGTGAAAATGGCAAAGCAATTTGGTTATAAGTTTAAATCAACCGCTGTTTCACACGGTATTTTGTCCTTATATATAACAGTACCGTCGAATAATTCTGGCCTTCCAGACACCAGATATATGCCTGTTTTAAAGAAAGGAACTCAGTTCGCTAGCTCTGGCGAAGCGACATTCGTGTTAATAGAAGACGTAGATTTTTCAGATTCCGATAATGAGGTTGTTGTTTCAACGACGAACGAGTTTGGAAACCCAACTTATTATGCAATAAGGTCATACGGAAGAGTTATCTCTGGTAAGGTAACTTCGGAGACCGCGACGGTTGGTGAGTTCCAAAAGTTTAGAAGACTTGAATTAAATTCAAAAAACATTTCAGAAATTATTTCTGTTACAGATACAGAAGGGCATGAATATTTTGAGGTAGAGAATTTATCGCAAAATGTAGTTTATTTGCCCGTTAAGAATAGGCAGAGCGACAAGGAAAAGGTACCAGAGCTTATAAAACCACTAGTGGTACCACGAAGGTTCACAGTTGACAACACAAGGCTGACTACAGCGCTTCAATTTGGATACGGATCAACTTCTGAATTAACAAATGAATCTTTTGCTGACCCGGCACAAGTTGTGTTAGATATCCATGGCAGAACACATGTTACAGACACATCGTTTGATCCGGCAAAATTAACATCTAGTGACAAATTCGGAGTCGCTCCCGTAGATACGACCTTAAATATAGTTTATAGAGTGAACGATAAAAACAACGTCAATGCTGCTACGGACTCCGTAACATCAGTAACTTCCCCTGTTCTACAATTTTCAACGCCGGCAGAGTTAAACCCCGCAAGTGTATCAATTGTAGAAGCTAGCTTGGAGTGCACAAATGAAGAGCCCATTATTGGAGACACTTCCATACCAGACGTTAATGAATTGAAGCACAGAATTAAAAGTCATTTCTTTGCTCAAAATCGTGCTGTTACACGACAAGACTATCAATCTCTTGTTTATACAATGCCAAGTAAATTTGGTATGGTTGAGAGATGCCAGGCTATGCAAGATAAAAATTCTTTTAGAAGAAACTTAAATTTGTATGTTATTTCTAAAGACTCGGATGACAGATTAACAAAATCAACCAGTTCTTTGAAAGACAATATAAAGACTTGGCTGTCTGGTTATAAGATGATAAATGATACTATTGACATTTTAGACGCCAGAATATTAAATCTTGGCATTGAATATGATATAAAGGTAGAAGAAGCATTCAACAAATATAATGTTTTATCAGCGTGCAATGCTGTAGTTAGAAATTATTATAGCAGGACGCGAGAGATAGGAGAACCACTTTATATAACAGACGTGTACAAAATATTAAATTCTGTCCCCGGAGTGATTGATGCTGTTGATGTAAGAATTGTTAATAAAATCGGTACCAACTATTCAGATATTTATATCGATATCGATGAGAATTTGTCTTCCGATGCCCGAGTTTTATACATACCAAAGGACCACATAATTGAATTTAAATTTCCAGCACAAGATATCAAAGGGGCGGCAAAATAATGGCGATTAAAAAATATACGGCAAACGCCGACACAACAATTACCAACGCTTTCAACTCTAATCTAACAACTCGTGGAACCGGCTCCAACATGGGAGCATCAGATGTTTTGGAAGTTTTCTCCATTTATGGCCAACAAGCCTCGTCTTCTGCAGAGCTTTCAAGAATTTTGGTTAAATTTCCAACCGCAGACATTAGTACAGATAGAACTAATGGAGACATTCCTGCTAGCGGAAGCGTTAGCTTTTACCTACGTATGTATAATTGCAAGCATGCCTTCACTCTACCAAGAAATATGAAGCTTGTTATAACGCCTTTAAATGCTGACTGGGAAGAGGGAATTGGCCTTGATATGGAAGACTACTCTGACGAGACAAAAGACTCGATAGAGGGCGCTAACTGGATGATGCGAAGCCAAGGAACAGCATGGACTGTCCCTGGCGCCGTAGCGAGGAATCAACAAGATTTATACGGACTAAGTGAGACAGAGACTTTTCACACAGGCTCAGAAGACCTAGAAATTGATGTTTCTAGACAGGTCGAAGACTGGATAGCAGGCACGTATTCGAATAATGGATTTATTATTAGTGTCACCAGTAGCCAGGAGGCATATGTCCAGAGATCCGCAGATGATTCCGTTACATATGCTAACACCACAGGTTCTCAAACTTCGTATTATACCAAGAAATTCTTTTCTAGAACGTCAGAATTCTTTTTTAAACGCCCTTGTATTGAAGCTCGTTGGGATTCATCCACACAAGATGACAGAGGAAATTGTTATTTCAGTAGTTCGTTGGCCTCACAAGCTAACAACCTTAACACAATTTATTTATATAACTACGTTAGAGGGCAACTTCAGAACATACCAGACGATTCCACTGGTTTAATTTTCGTTAATATATTTTCAGGAAACCTTGCCAATACTCTGCCAGGTACGTCCTCTATAGTATTGCCGCAGGGTGGCGGAGTCCCAACAGCTGGAAATCTCTGTATTACTGGTGGTTATGTATCAACAGGTATTTATTCTGCTTCCTTTGCTATTACAGGTTCCAGATCTTCACTAACAACGATTTATGATGTGTGGAGCAACACCGGGGACAGGACACAATCCGGCTACACACAATATCACACGGGTTCGATTGAAGTAAAAGATCTGGTTGGGTCCAATACCAACCCCAACACAACGCACACTACCAAGATTACGAATTTAAAAGCTGTGTACGACAGAGATGAAAACGCAAGATTTAGACTATTTGTGAGAGAAAAAGGTTGGAACCCCAACATATATTCAAAAGCTTCAACACAAATAGAGAACACCATTGTTGATAGTGCTTATTATAAAATTTATAGAACAATTGACAATTATGATGTAATACCTTATGGAACAGGATCCACAAATCATACAAAAATTTCATACGATGTTTCTGGTAGTTATTTTGATTTGGACATGAACTTACTTGAAAAAGGATATTCATATGGAATCAAATTAGCATATTATTTAAATGGAAAATATGTAGAACAACCAGACACTTTTAAATTTAGGGTAGATGAGCATGAGCGTTAAAGACTTATTCAAAGACAACAAATCTAAAAAAGTTTTACCTATTTCAAGTACAGAGGATATGGGTAAAAAAGCTGAATCTAAACGTTATGTGGAAGAATATGCCAAAAAACGAGATAGAGTACACCCTAGGGTAGATTTTACGACAGCTAGTAATTTTGCGAGATTCGGCTCTGCGGAAGAATATTATGTTCAATCAATTAGAAGAATTCACAATACTTATCCCTATGATGGGTCATTATACGAGAAAATTGCGTGGGAGAATAGTTCGTCTTATCTTGATCTAGACTTTTTCAAGAATAGATATCCTAGAACAAATGGACACGCCATTTTCTCACCTGGTTCCGATTGGGGTACCCAGGCTGCAGCCGTCGACGGGGTTGGAATTCCAACTGCAACTTCAGACATACAATATATCACTTTTCAAGGCGGCCCAAATCAGGATGCAGACAATAGTGAAATAAAAAAGATATTCCCAGATATAAAGCATAGAATATCTGGTTCTAAAGGCGCGAATATTTATGATGCAGATAAACGCCGTCAAAACAACTTAAAATATGATCCCTCGGAGGGTGTTACTATTGAGTTTTGGTTGAAAAAAGAAGCCTTGGTTGCTGCAGCAAAAACAAAGCAAGAGTGTATCTTCGATCTTTGGAATGGCAGTGCGTCAGGGTCTAGTGATTATGGCCGCCTATCAGTTAGGTTAATGACAACTGATACAGGCGCCAGCGCTACACCGTTAGAATTAGTGTTTTTCTCCGGATCCGAAGGCGATAGAATTACTTACAGTTCGGTGACAAATTCAGAGATTATTGACAACAAGTGGCACCATTACGCACTGACTCTCAAGAACAATGGAACAACCATGGAATCTGAGCTGTATCTTGATGGGGCATTTAGAGAATTAAAGTCCCTTACTGGACGCTCAATAAACGAAGTTATTCCCCCACAAAGTTCAGACTCTGGTTCGTTGACGGCTAACCTTGGTGCATACAGAACAATTTCTGGATCCCAAGAAGCCGGTTATGGCAAACTTTCTGGCTCAATGGACGAATTTAGATATTGGAAAACAAAAAGAAATGCAGAACAAATTGGTAGATTTTATCGTGATCAAGTTGGCGGCGGAACAAACGTCGATGATGCAAATCTAGATTTAGGAGTCTATTTTAAATTTAATGAAGGCATAACACAAACATCTAGTGTCGACGCCCGAGTTTTAGATTATTCTGGTCGATTATCAAATGGGTTTTGGACAGGATACAATTCAAATTGCAGAAATACGGAATCCGCAATCGTTGAATCAAATGCTGCCACACAAGAGTTTAAAGATCCAATTATCTATTCTTTCCACCCATCAGTTAAGGCTTTAACTGAAGAGTATGAAAAGATCGGCCAGGAACATGATCACACAAATAACGGATCCATTTATCGAAGCCTTCCGGAGTGGATAACTTCTGAAGATAAGGCCGGTGAAGGTCATTTATTAAAATTGACACAAGTTATGGCTAGCTATTTTGACACTTTGGCGTTACAGATACAAAACATGTCAACGATTAAAAATCCTGAATATGTCAGCAGCAGCTATGAACCGTTACCTTTTTCTCACAAACTTTTAGAAAACAACGGCTTGGTTGTTCCTGAACTTTTTGTGAATGCTAGTGTCATGGAACAGTTCTTGGAGCGTGATGAGAAGAAAGTGTTTTCAAACTCACTACACAAGACAAAAAATCTAATATATCAAAACATTTACAATAATCTCAACTACATCGCAAAATCAAAAGGCACAGAAAAATCATTCAGGAATTTGATTAGGTGCTTTGGAGTCGATGATGAGTTAATTAATCTTAACATTTATGGTAATAATTCGGTTTATAATTTTGATGATGAGGCCGTACGTTATACTTCCACAAAGAAAAAATACATTGATTTTAACCACCCAACAAGAAACAATTCCGTTGTATATCAACAAACTGGTAGCGGTATTACAAACTCAATTGGGTATATTTCTGGTTCCGATGGTACGGGCGATAATGCAACATCACCCGGGACTCCTTTTGCCGAAAGAGGACTGAGTTTAACTTTTGAGTGCGACACTATTTTTCCAAAAAAGTTAAAAACAAGCGCGGCGGGCTACTATGCATATACAGATATAACATCTTCCATCGCTGGCATGCACAGTGTTAAAAGACCCCAAGCCATGGACGGAAGCACTTTTGTAGGTACCGAAGATACAGGCTGGTCTGAAGATGATATAAATAACTTTCAGATTGTAGCAGCTAGAGACCAAAAGGAATCTCCAAATGTCAAGTTCATATTGACCGGCTCCACTGGTGGTCGAATCCCTGAGCTTTCTTCTTCTCTGTATTATGATGTGTATGACAACGAAAAATGGAACTTTGCAGTTCGAATCGTACCTGCAAATTACCCATGGGCCACAGGTGTCTCTGGTAGTTATTTAGATTCGGCGCCCGCATCTGGTGAACAACCAAAATACAATGTTGAATTTTACGGTGTCAACATGGTTGGCGACATAAAACAAAATTCGTTTTATTTGACTGGGACTCTCAATGAATCATATGGTGACACCTATATTAAAAGACCAAAGAGAATTTTCGTCGGCGCCCACAGAACCGATACCACAGGTTCTACATTGCAGAAATCTGATGTTAAAATAGGGTTTGCAAGAGTTTGGTTGGATAATATACCCAACGACATTATTGACGCCCACGCAAGGGACGTTTCTAATTTTGGTACAAAAAACCCGTATGAAAGCGCCTATCTTTTCGAAGGCGGTACCGCTGGCGGCGAAGGCGCGCCGGGGGATTTTGCAATGACAAGTTCTTTCGGGTTTATACCGCAATTATCTACCTTGGCTTTAAATTGGGATTTTCAACAAGTCACAGGCTCTGATGATACAGGAGAGTTCGTTGTTTTGGATCATTCATCTGGATCTACACATTTTACGAACTCAGAAGGCACTGTGAAAAAACAGAACATTTATGGAACTGTGGGAGATATTGTAGGTTATAGACACACCGGCATTGGCCGTGGTTTTCCAGCTAGTAGTTCGGCTGTTGTTGATGTAGAATACCTTAGTACAGCAAGACAATTATTGCCAGAAATGCTCAATAATTCTAGCATGGTCAAGGTTCTTACTCGCGACGACGAACATTTTGAAGCAGATACACGTCCAGAGGGCTTCTTTTTTGCTTTAGAAAAAAGCATGTATAGAACAATATCAGAGGAGATCTTAAATTATTTTGCTACAATTAAAGATTTTAACAATTTAATAGGAGAACCTGTTAATAGATACCGCCAATCTTACAAGAGGATGGAAAAATTAAGGCATGTGATTTTTAACAATTTTAAAAACACTCCTGATTTAGACAAATATATTGAGTACTACAGATGGATTGATGAATCTATTAACGATATCATTGAACAATTGTTCCCAATTTCAGCAGCACACTCAGATAAAATAAGAACAGTTGTAGAGAGCCACATACTTGAAAGAAACAAATATGTTAGCAAATTTCCGACAACAGAAGAAAGATATATTCCTCGTGGAAGAGGCTTGCCAAGCGCCCGCATTGATGCAACACCAAAATCAATCTCAATTGGTAACGGGTTGAGTCAAGCAGTCGGTCAGCAAAGTTCTTCCCCGCCACGTACTGAGAATCTGTCTATAAAAAATCAACTTGCACCAGCTGTAACTGGCAAGGGAAACACTCAAGATAACAATCCTGCTTGGTGGGCCCGCCAGACTAGTGATTCAATCCACCTGAAAACCTCTGGGGGCTCTGCTGCAGACCTCGCGCGCGAAAAAATAGTGGCAGCTATTATTGAAAAGCCCACACGAATTACAAGAAAGTATGAAGAAACCATTACTCGCACTGTGGCCAAAGATACAATACCGGCAACCCTGAGCGTGGCTATTGATAGCGGAGAAAACATCCCCGGCTCCACCGCTGACGAAAACATCCCCCTTATCCGTGCCACAGCAGATACCAGTCAAGCTATAACTTTGGAAGGGGGGAGTTTAAATGTGAGAGAGGAAGATAAACCCCAAGCCGGCGACGCCCCTCGGTTAGATACCGCCACCGGCCTCATGAGACCTGGATATAAAACAAGATCAAACCCTAATGCCGCGCTAAGACTTCCGACTCCAGACCAGCCAGAATCCGAGCGTTCCACTCTCAGTCTCAGGAACGTAGCTAGTTTTTATACTGACGATCAAGACTCAACGTACGTCACAAATCATCATCACGACAGCCCCGTGCGAGGAATCCAAAGCTCGTTCACCCGTGCGACAGTAGGCGGCTTTGGCCACCGCGATAATCTCAATTTACCTGGCCGCGCCGACACTTTTCCAGCAACAATAACTGACAGACCAGAGAAATTCAGATTTTCAGGAGACCCCAGTGCCCTAAAAGAGCCCAAGGTTGCAGCCACAGCGACATTCACATTGTCGGACAAGCCAGACGAAGTTTCGACTATCACACTTGTGGATAGCGATGGTACAAGTGTTACATTTGAAATTGATAATGAAAACGACGGCGTTTCTGGCACCAACGTGGCGATTAATAATATTTATGCGAACGGCGGAGGGAGCCAGGGCACTATTATAGATCTTGTTGCAAAAATTAATGCTCAATCAAGTCTAGATATTTCTGCCAAGAATATCTCCACCGCCGCCACCGCGACTTTTACCCTTTCTGATAAACCAAACGAAACTTCTACTATAAAGATTATAGATAGCGACGGTACAGCTGTTACCTTTGAAATAGATAATGAGGGCGATGGTGTAACAAGTGGGAATGTGGCTGTTAATGCCATATATGCCGCCGGCGGAGGCGCCACAGGCACAGCAGCCGACTTGGTTGCAAAAATTAACGCTCAGTCAAGTTTGGATGTTGTTGCAACTAATCCCTCCGCTGGCAAAGTGCTTTTAACGCAAGGCACAAAGGGAACCAAGGGTCACACGACAATTACTACTGCAGACCCCCCAGCTACAGCAACTTTTACTTTCTCTGATAAACCAAATGAAACCTCGACTATAACCATCGTGGATAGCGATGGTACAAGTGTTACATTTGAAATTGATAATGAAAACGACGGCGTTTCTGGCACCAACGTGGCGATTAATAATATTTATGCGAACGGCGGAGGAGCCACCGGTACAGCAGCTGATTTAGTTGCAAAAATTAACGCCCAATCAAGCTTGGATGTCGTCGCGACCAATCCTTCTACTGGAAAAGTTTTGTTAACACAAGGCCTCGGCGGCGCCGCAGGTAATACAACGATCACTGTTAATAATGCGTCCCATTGGAATAGTGTTTGTTCTGTCAATGTTCCTTCAGCTTTCACAGGAGGAGGCCGCACACATTGGGACAGCGTGAGTACCGTTAACGTTCCTACAGCTTTCACCGGCGCCGAAGACAAAATCAGCTTGAAACAAAAGACAAAAGGCAGTGCTGGAAATACGACGATTACCGTCGCATCAGATGCGGCAACAGCAACTTTTACTTTTTCTGATAAACCAAATGAAACATCAACTATCACTCTCACGGATAGCGACGGAACCAGCGTAGTTTTTGAAATTGATAATGAAAACGATGGAGCCTCAGGTACAAATGTGGCTGTTAATAATATTTATGCGAACGGCGGCGGAGCAGCCGGTACAGCCGCTGACTTGGTGGCAAAAATCAATGCACAGTCAAGCCTAGATATTGTTGCAACAAATCCTTCCACTGGCAAAGTTGTGTTGACACAAGGCACGGTAGGAACGGGGGGGAATACAACGATCACTGTTAATGACTCTTCCCATTGGAATGGTGTTTGCTCTGTTAATGTCCCCTCTGCCTTTTCCGGCGGCGGCCGCAGTAATTGGGACAGTGTAAGCACAGTTAATGTACCTACGGCCTTCACCAATGGTTCCGGCGCCGACTTCAAAATTTATGCGCCCGATATTGATCATCGCGATGGAACTTTGAATCTAGATCTGCCAAGAACAAATTATAATCAAGGCCCCCGCCGACCTGTTAATATCAAAAATATTCAAGCTACAACTGAGTCCCTGAGCACAGCAATCGGAAATTATAATAAGAATTACGACGTGCTTAATATTTCAGGACGTACAGCAAATAACAAATGGTTTAAGGATAATTATGAAACAGTCCAAACATCTTCTGAAACGCCGTGGATAACACACCCTTCAGGCACTGACATCGGCAGACTTTTAGGAGACATCGCTGCAGGCGATCCAAGAATAGGAAGTATGAGAAACATAGATTATTTGCTTCCAACCCGACCACGACACGAATCAGTTATTACAGAAAGATTCTCCTCACCAGGTGACTTTTTGACAATGACAAGAGGATTTTTGGATCCTATGGCAGAGGAGTATAGTGTATACAATGCTCTGCCATGGAGATATTATTATCAACTTAACAGTAGTGGCTCAGTTACTGATCAAGGTCAGACCGGATCGGTTGCTTTGGGCACCAAAGGGGCCCTAGGCATCCTAGGAGAGGATTACTTGACTAGGACAGGGGTACACATGGCACAGCACACTACAAGCTCTGTGCATGTAAATGAGGAGTTCTCAGGCCTAAATGTATTACTATCTCGACACCAAGGACAGTTTGGTATCGATAATCCAATTGGAGAAATCATCGAAGAAAATTATGACTCGAAAGCTCATTATCATAAGATTCATAGAAATCGCCGGAAAAGGCTTGAACATACTACGACAAATTATGGCGAACAATATACGGTTACCACTGGCTCAACATACGATAACTGGCATGTACAACACGCAATTCCAAGAAGCGATCTTCAATATGCCTGGATCACTGCATCTGCGTTCCCGAGAAGAGCAACTCTAGGACACACCTCGACAAGGCCTGGGTATGACGGAAGAGTAAAGAAATCCTTGAACTTAGGAAGTGTGGACGATCCGTATATTGACGCTATTACCTTTATTAGTCGAAGCGAAGTTTGCAGTTTTGTGTCGAATACTACAAGTTTACGTTATTGGCCACAACCATGGTACCAAACAGGTGAAAGAGAGGGTTCCGTCGGTGGATCAAACTATATTGAAAGAATACCTGTCGATTTTGCAGGAATGAATACTAATATCTATGAGCCCATCACGGCTAGTACCAACACTCTTGGGTACCCGTCCATGGTGTTTGAATTAAACCCTTCTTATCCAAACATACGTACTGGACAATTTGGAGATGTAAATTATCTAAATTCCAACATGAATCATGATCGCGATCAGCACATGCACTGGGCCATCTGGCCATTATACCGTGCGTTCAATCCAACTTTATCTGGTATCTCCTCTATTTTAAACGGTATTCTACTTCACCGTAATGGCCCTTATGGATATCCAACCTGGAAACAAATAAGAACTGGAAACCACCCGGTTGCAAGACACCACAAGAAAAACAACACAATTCAATATATTGATTATGAACAGGCTTCTGCACAAATAAAAGGCCAAACTGGCGTTGGCAAGTCCTATTATATCAACCCGTTTCTTAGTAAAGAAGAATTGCTCAAAAATCAACCAGCCCCAAGATTCAAAAAAACAATCAAATCCTTTACTGTGTCTCCTATTACAAATAAATATAGTCCAATGTACCACGATATTGTTGACGACGAGGGCAACAATATTGTTCTCAAGCATGCGTATGGAAATAACCTAAACTTCATGCCTCAAGAAAAATTAAATGCCAACATGAAGTCCGTCGGAGAATCAGATGATGAACAAATTTATGATGTGTTGACAGAGGAGATCAGAAATAACGAAACCCTTGGTTTAAATAAAATTGTTTATAGAGAAAAAATCTTTCCAAAAGACGAGTTTACTTATTTAAACATAGCACGCTCTAGATCGGATTATAACCAAACAAAGCATCAACGTTCTACAGGAACTTTGGGCACCCAGAGGACATTCTGGCATTCTTCGGGAAACCTTAGATCTAGAAACGCGACCTCGCCAAATTCAATGGGGATCCCCATGGACTATAATGTAGGATCTTCAAGCGACGACAGCGCGAATTCCGGCGATGTATCAACACGAATAGCAACTGCTCAACAAAATCCTTATGCAATAAGCCTTTGGCCTTTAGACGGACTGCAGGTCGACAGGGCCCAAGTTCGCACTTTGCAAACTCAACCATTTGTCGCCGGCGAACTAGCAATACCTTCATCAATCACAATGATGGCATCATCTCCATCCGGGATAACTGGAGACTATAGCGGGTTCTATCAACAAAGCTCCGGCCACGCCGATGCACCAGAGAAGGCCCTCTTCGCACCCGCCACCGCCTCACAACAATATATATATCCTAATGGGTTCCTCTCCATGGTTAATGAGACCTACAATAGTTATCAGTTACATAACAATGGCTGGATGTATGACACTTATAAGTTATTCCGGACAACCGACATATCTGGTAAAGCACCTTGGTATGATTCTTATGAAGATTATCAAGCAAACATGAGGCACTTGACTCAAGATTATACAATCCTGCCAGAATTTAGGATATCAGAACATATGGAGCACTATATTGATAACGGATTTAATTTTGAAAACAACAGATTTTTGACTCTTGATGGAGCCCAAGTAGGCGTTTCAGCTAGCGCGCCAAGCACATCTGGTTCGTATAATGACAGTTTCTTTAAAACATATTCTCATACTGATTTTATGAAATACTTTGGTACCATCTCCGAAGATTATGAAGGTTTAGCTGAACCAACAAAAATGAGCTTAAAATGTTCCGGCGTAAAAAAATTGTTGCCTTATAATGGCTTTTACCCGGTTCTTAGAGCTATGCAATTGGGCTCGTTATTATCATCTTCTTATGCTCCTTATTTGAGCGGATCCTCTATAGCAAAACAAGGCCACAATCACACTCATTGGTTACAATCTTTATTACAGCCATTTTATGCACCCGGAATCATGTACAACACGGTGAAAGGAGGAGTCGCTGTAGATTTCCCAATATTCACAGGTTCTGTTCCAGCAGCCGGCGGAACCTTTGCTATGAGCTATGTTGCGAATAATAAATTTGACTTCAGGTTGCCGTTTGAGGCGATAATTGAACCACACGCTTATATACCTCTTTCAGGATCCGACGGCGAAAATGGCTTACCTAGAACAATGAGGTATGTGTACCCGCACACATCTTCCGCGCATTATGTAAATGCCATGCCGGATATATTTTGTGATTGGGCAGGAGTCTATGACACAAAATATACCATGGCGGCAAACAACTGGTTTGGCGAGGTACCTAGGTTTTTTCTTAAAGATTCTAACTTGAACACTTATACTTCTTCACCAGAAAGTAAATTTAAACCTATGCGTTCTGGTTCTTCCTACTTCATGGATGTTCGAATGTATAAAAGTGAAGAGTTCGTAATGTCTCATGGGATAGAACAAATTATGTTACACAATGGTAATGGCGATGGGGTCATGGCCTCCCGCCGAGGCGCACCCTATGGGTACCCATGTGAAGTTTATGGCGGCAACGACCGCCCATTTAAAACAAGAGGTGCCGGCGGCACACCATTGGACCATGGTCGCGACGCTATGGGCCTCCCTGGCTACGACCAACACGGAGTAACAGACGGAACCTACGGATCCAATTGGCTGATGGGTACTCATGATCCTGCTTATGCACCTTTTACACCGCCATATCTTTATGGCCAATCTACAGCACGTATCGTTTTTAGCCCTCATCAACATATAGAATTACTAGAGGGTGAATCTAGGCAATTTTCATTAGATGAAATTCTCGCCGGTTGCCGAATCGAAACAATATTAACTTCCAGCAACACTTTGCTTCACTGGTCAAAAGAGAATGGCTTCCTCGCCGGCCGTGAGGCAATGACAATAACTTCTTCGATGAACTTGTTTGGGAAATCTCGTCTCAAAGCAGTGGAATATGAAACCATAACAGGAGACACGTTAACCAATGAATTTAAAGCGACAACAGCAAGAGACTCAGGGGATACCTCTTTTGATGTGTGGACAATTAGTACCAAGTTTGAAACCCCAATATTAAACTTTAGTGGAAGCAAAACTTATTCAGTTGAGGAGATGCGAGACACTTGGGGCCTCTCCAACGGGGCTACCACCAATTTGCCTGGCTACTCATCTTCCGTCGGTGCAAGGATGATGTGGCAGGGTTACGGTGTAATGCCTAGTGGTTCTGATGGAATATTTTTAGATATGAAGGAAAGTTTCCCAATTGAGATCTTGGGCAACAACGAAAAAACTGGATCATTAATTGATGTTTGTGGTTTCCGCCCGGGCCAGAAACGCCTCGGAGAACTAGCTGAAGAAAAGTTGATTTCCGAAGCAGTATTGGCAATACCTTTTGTTGAAAAGCAAGGAAAACGAGAATTCTTTACTATTCCCAAAACACTTTTTACAGCGGCACAAACCAAAATAATTGAACAAGGTCAGTCAAGACCTGGTAGTTCAATTGTAAATATGGTTGATAAATTGAAAAATTATTACCTGCCGCCTCATATGGATTTCATGACCAACAACAATATAGATCCTTTTGCAATTTATGTTTTTGAGTTTACTCATATACTTGATAGGCAAGAATTGGCGGATATCTGGCAAAATGTAATGCCAGATATCGCTAGAAGCCCGGAGACACAAGAAGTTGTCTTTTGTCATGATTTAGAAGAAAACGAATTTTTTGGCGGAAACAAAATACCACCAGAAACGCAATGGATGGTATTCAAGGTCAAAAGAAGAGCAGAACAAAGTTATTGGAATGTTACAGCAGACACTGAAGACGATACACGTTTTGCATTTCAATTTGAAATCGGCGGAAGAAAATCCGCCCCAGAGTATAATTATAATTGGCCGTATGATTACTTTTCTTTGGTCGAGCTAGCTAAACTTGAAGCTGAGGTTGAATTTACACCTTCAAGATCGAAATCTGTAACTAGGAAGCCGGCCCCAAGAACTGGAGATGGAAGAGTGTTTGATAATGATAAAGATAGCGGAAGGCCAAAGAAACAAAGCCTGAGGAAGAGCGTTTCACCTACCCCTACGCGTACAACGCCTACAGCACCGACCAGAGCCACCCGTACAACGCCCACGGCACCAACCCCAGCTCGTGATCCTGGAGGGGGTAATAGAGGCGGAGGTCGTTATTAATGGCATTTTTTAATCCAAAAGAAGAAGTTATCGATGTTGAATTGACTCAATATGGAAAAAATTTATTAACAAGAGGTAAATTCAAACCAACTTTTTATGCATTTTTTGATGATGATATTATCTACGATTCAACCTATGCCGGCTTTGCTGAAATTCAAAATAATATAGAGGAGAGGATTCAAAATCAAACTCCTCGTGCCCACACACAGTATGTTTATTCTGGTATTGAAGAAAATATTACCAACTTAACACCATCTGAAAGTGATAAAACAGCAACTTTTGGCTTCGAAGCTTTTGCAATTGATCCGACCGTTGAAAATGAATACGCTCTAGGAGTACCCCTAGGTAACTCAAGCTTAAACTCCGACTACGCACCAGCATGGAATGTGGACTTCTTATATGGAAAAATAGACGATTATAAAAACTATATAACAGGATCCGCGATTACAGCCCGGCAAATACCTCAATTAGAAGCAACTGTTGAATATGAATCTTACGTGACAAAGATTAATCCAAATACAGGTGATATAACAAAAGATTATATTCCCGATAATTTAAAGACAATTCTACAAGCAGGTTCAGATCCAAAAGAGTTAGGTATTTTTATACAAGAATATGGGAATCTTGAAAACAATGATTTAAAAGTTATGCAAATAAAACCAGATTTTCTACTTTTAGAAATATTAGAAGAGAACACGGATTATCAAGCAGATAACTTTGATATAGAAGTTTTCGTAATAGAGGAGAACGAAGATAAAAAAAACAACAAAACAGTGAGACATCAGAGACAGTTGTTTTTTTATGATCCAAAAAATGGTGAGGACTTAAATACAAATCATGTGGAGTATTATTTCGATTTGGATGTTGATAGAGAAATCCCTTCAGATTATTTCTGTGCAGCTGATATACAAAAAGCCAAAAGAAAAAGTATTTTAGCCGACGGAGTTACCAATTTTGATTGCCCTGACGTCAGCGATACTAGAAATATATATGCTAAAAAACTTGAAGATATAGAGGAGCCCTGCTAATGTCTAAAACCCGAAGAACAGGCCGGCCGCAAACAAGCCGAAGCAAAAGAAATGTTCGTGTGCCAACTCCAAAAGGTGTACAACGTGCTGCTTTGCCGAAGGTCAACGTTAGAAGGGTGTCTTTATTTGGCGACGGCGATGGCGCAACCGTCAATATTAATTTCTTTATAGAGTTACCAAATCTTGGAAATAGCATCCCAGAGAACCTTTTTAAAAATTTTCATATTATAGTAGTCCAATGTACAAGCCAAAAGCAATCTGACAGCCTCAAACGCCTGACCGCTGAGATGCTGTCTAAAACAGTGTATGATAGTTTTCGCACAGGCTTTGGCTCGCAAAGAATATTCTCAATCGACCAAAAACAACTAAGAAATTTAAAAGACCCTGCAGTCTCTGAAAAGAAAATGCTAAGTTTTAGTCTAGACGAAGAAGGTCCTTTCAAACTGAAGACAAGAAAACATACACATTTAAGCTATATTTTTGTTCCGTTTCTCAATAACCAAGGACAGATACAGTTTGGCACACCAACAATTGAAGTTGTGTTTAATAATGGTCGCAAAATTACAAGAGGTCATGCACTGGTGGACAAAAACACCGGGCGCCCCCACACAGGGCACGCAACAACGACTCGTCCGTCACAGAGTGCGGCCGTCGCAGCCCGAAGAAGATCGGACTCTGCCGGCCCTGCTGCCGAACGTCCAGCTACTCGCCCCATTTACGCGCAGGAAACGGACTCTAGAGGCGTGGCCACCGGTGAAGTCAAAGAACTCGAAGTGGTGGAAGTACCGAATATCACAATTCAAGATAATACAATTTGGACAAAATTAAAAATTGATAATTCGAGTTTTCAAGCTCAAGCAGTATCAACTATAAGAGACAACCCTGCTCCTACCGCTTATGACCCCATAAAAAGTGTTTCTACAATATCAGATGATAAGAAAGCTTACTTTAGCGACCTTTCATTTTCTAAAAGCGACGATCAGTATCAAAGCAACAAAATCATGCTCAGCATAAACTTTAAAAAAATGGCTACCGATGCAGCTTTATACCCATGGCTTATACAAAACTCAGATCAAGCCGAACAAATTATAAAACTTACAAAAATTAAATCCTTAAAGGTTATTAGAAGATGTACGAAGTGTGTAGAAACCTCAACACCACTTGGTATGGCAACGCACAAGGGCACTGAGCCGACTGAAGAGAAAGTTCATATAGTTGCACAAAGTGCAGACGAGTCTGGGCGCCTCAAAACAAAAACAACTGAGACTTCTTCAAACAATCAAACAGAGTCGACTGTTCTTGCCGGTTCGATTTCTGAAATAAAACTTATCTCAGATACAGAAGAAATTAGGAGTTTCGCCATAACAGACAATCAAGTTAATTCAATGGGCGGAAAACACCAGTATGGTATAGAAGTCGAGATCGAGGAAGCGACAAAGCTTTATTTAAACCAAAGACTCAGGCAACTACAGGATGCGATTGGAATAATCAGTCTTTATATGTATGCTGCGAATCGCATTGATACAAAAGCAAGAAGACCTTATTGGGATGAAAAGCAGAACAAATTTACAAGTACGTTCGAATCTCAATTACAGCCACCACATCACAGAATCGGTCTTCTGAACGCAATAACGACTTATTTAACAACTTTGTCGGACTTAACATCAAAAATTATCAACGTTGATATAGTAGCCAGAGAGTTGTTCAATTTAATAGCACCAGAAAATGGGACTATGGATAATATATTACGTCTTGTAGAAGAAATGAGAAACCTGCAACAAAAAATACACGATATGGCCACCGGCAAAAAAAGAGATACAGTTTCAAAAGGAGAGGTCCAGTCAATGAGGCACAAGGCGCCAGACGCTGGTCAAAGTTTGTATAAAACATGGTTCGATGACCTATATAATTCTTCTGCAGACATAAAAAATGGCGGAAAAGTTGGTTACAAATTTTTACCAATAGACGAAGAAGATCCAGGTGCAACCTCTCCGGGCCCCCCAATTGTAGCTCAAAGAGTGTATGAGGAAATGATACAACAGCAACATAATAGAATATTCAAGGTAGAAGGAAATATTTCCATAACAGAAGATATTCAGGCAGACATTTCCTCAACAAAACCGACCTATTTATCTCCGGTGTCAGTTAGGACCGAGGAGTCGGAAATTCAATATAATCCTCGCGACATCGCTTCAAGACGTACAATGTTTCACGATGTCGATAAATATAGTGAAATTACTACGGACGCTCTAAAACACAACATGGGTATCGGCATAGAAAATAGGTCTACGCGACCTCAAAAATCCGCAAGAACATATCAGGCCGTTCCAGATAAGCAAAGGGGCCTAAGATTAATTGATAATTTAATTGATCTTTATTCAAGCAAAGGTTGCACGGTTGAGGGTATAAGCAGTTTTTCTTCACAAAATTGTGAGGAAGATTCCTCTTTGTTCTCTAGAAGAGCCCCCGCGACCACAAAAAATGTAATCGACAAGCGTCGCGCCCCAAAAGATAAAGGTACCCTGGACAAAGAAGCGATTTCTATGGCAGAAAATAACAATCTAAACCCAAAGAAGGCACTAATGACTCTCGCTGGTTCTCTTACACCAAAAAACAATTCCTCTTGGCGAAAGCGCGGCATAAAAAATAGTGATCTTAATCTGAAACTAGATCGAAGTAAGTTAAAATCCATGCCTACGGAAAAAATAAATGATTTACCAAACCAAATCAATGCACTAATGGCCATGGCCACTAGCCAAGAAAATGAAAAGGCCTTAACTGTCGACACCAACAAATTAAACCCAGTTGATAAGGACAATAATGATTTTTATCAAGAAAACTTCGCAAATTTAAGGCAGGTTAACATGTTAGTTGGATTCGAAACAGTCAATGGAGAATCTCAGATGAAAAAACCAATTTACAAGAAGTTAAAGCAAGAAGATATTAATTCTTTACCAGCTGGTCAAATGGCTTTTTGTAAAACCACCATATATGAAAATGTTGAAGTTGGCATTGAGCGAAATCGCGAACTCGAATTGCCAGTATACAATGAGGCTTTTGTCTTAAAGAGTGATAGGACTTCTGAAACAATAAATTCTCCTCGAAGATCTGAAGTGAGCAGAAAAACAAAAGAAAGAAGAGAAGTAAAAAACCCAGAGCGCGCCACAGCAATAAAAATTGACCCAGCAAGCATATACACCGATGGTGAATTTATTGGAACAAACCCAGACAACTCTGCACCCAAAATTAAAAGGTTAACCCCTCGTCCAAAACGAGGAAGGCCCCCGAAAGAAAGACGGACAGCTGCTAGCAGCCCTACTGCTCCTACATCGCCAAGTACCAGGCCAACTAGGCCTCGCCCAGGCGGTCCAATGACTGGCGGATCCGGTGGAACTGGAGGGGGATATTAATGATCAATCTAAAACCAAAAAAAAAGGGCGCCATGGGTGGTAAAACCACCGGTGGTAAAAGTGGTACCACCAAGACAAATTCCAGTCACAAGACCGGTACCACCGGCACCGACTACACCGGAGACCAGAAATTCCAAGGCGCGCCTTCTCCCTCACCTTCGCCTTCTCCCTCGCCCTCGCCTTCTCCCTCACCTTCTCCCTCGCCTTCTCCCTCGCCTTCAGAAGAGTCACAACCATCTCCCGCACCCAAGGGTGTCATAAAATTCAGAGATACAACTGATGAGTCGGAAGCACCCGAGGAAGATGTAAACCCTACAGGCCTATTCGATGAAAATATCGAACCCAACCCAGAATATAACAATTCTGTGGCCAACCAAGGTGGAGACCCCGATGTTGGCATTGGGTCTCCTATTTTTTCAAGCAACTTCGATCAAGAACTGATGGAAACAATTCTTGTATCAGCCGAAGAACAGATACAGTCAGCTTACATTCCAGATTGGGTTGAAGTCGAGTGGAACTTGTTAAAAGAGGCCGGCGCCGTTGGAGAAGATATTTCACCAACACCGGCATGCCCCGCCCAAAGCGGCGTAGTTGGGAAATCTCACAATTACGTTTTTGATATGACAAGCGATTTTCATTCCTTGTTTATTGCTGCCCCGACTTTCCTAAGGGGGTTGGGTAATGATTTGGCCGCTAATACCGGTGGAACTGTCTCGCAATCGCAAAAGGAACGCTACGGTGCGCATGATGTAGTAAGAACTGTTCTAG